GATGAGCCTCGCAGGGCCACCACCGTTGTCATTCAATTCCTTGATCTGCGGCAATTTGCCGTAGCGGATCTCCACTTGGTCAAACGGAATCGCGTATCCCTTGAACGCAACCGCGCTGCCGCTCTCCGCAATGAATGTGGAGGGGTGCAACCGCAACCGTCCGAAGTCGCCCTCGAACATATCAATCGCATTGATAAACGACTTGGATGCTGCGTCTTGGCTAAACGTCTTGATTGGACTCGCAGTATGACCCGCGCTTCCAGCCGTGACGCTTTGCGTGAAGTTCGTGAATGCCCGCTTCAAGGAAGTTCCAAGAAGCAAATCATAATCACGAATAACGCCAGTGTTGGTGAACAACGTGGACAACAATGTTTGCACAAGTGCCTCGGTTAATGCACCAGAAGCCGTCGTGTTAATTGCCGTGCAACGGAAGTTCGACGGGACAGTGACATCAGATGCGCCGCCGCCAGTGCCAGATGCGTGTAGGAACGAACCCATCGACTTTGTAAGATAGGCGTTGGTTCCGTTGTCGATCTGCGCGTCGGCGTCATTCAAGAACGTCATCTCCATGTCGCGCTTGATCTCCACCAATTTCTTGGCAATACCATTTGCGAGTTCCGACTTCACGCCAGCAACCACTTGGATTTCGTTCGCCAAGCTCGACACACGAAACACGCGGCGGAAAATCTGCGCGTAGTTCTGCATCAAAGCACGGTTCACGGCTGGGTTGGTGAAACTGCCCGCAGAAGTCATATCTACGTCAGTACCATCCACGGTTCCCGTTACTGCTGGGTCTTCGTATTTATCCATCTGCCAACCCATCAATACGTTGCCCGGCTTCTTGCCCTTTTTCGCCATAGACGTAAAAGGTGTGGAACGGGCATCAACATTTGCGATAAGGTTGGACAAGTCTTCTCGGCCACCCGATTGAGTGCCGTTGTATCCTTTTTCTAAAAGAAGTGCCATAATATAATATCCCCCTAATATTTTGGACTATATGTAGTCCGATTCTAATACTGTCGCTAAAGAATCCACCGTGTTTTCAGAACCGAAGTTTTTTCTCGCGGAAACTGAACGGGCTTTAGATGCGCCAGTTGTGGCCGGGGCCGCAGCCGGGGCAGCGGGTTGTTCGGGGGCTTTCTTAACCGCCTTCTTCGCCGCTGCCTTTTGAGTAGGGTTGTTCACCATCTCCCGATAGGCTTGTAGCCCTAACTGGAAAACACTTACGTCGGCTTTCCATGTCGGATGATTGCGAATGTCTGGCCTGTTACGGAGGATTTCCATAGCTTCTTGATAGCCCTCGGAACTCCTGTCCTTCCAGTATGGAAACACTTGATCTACTTGCTGCGCTACCGCAGCTTCTTCCTTCAAGTATTCCAGCCGGTTCGGTAAGTGCTTTTTAATGGATTTCCGGGCATTTTTTTTAATTCCCCGAATTTCCTCGGCACTATATTCGACTTCGTCGCCCTTTGAGTTTTTGACCACCGCGCCATCCGTATTATCCTCACACCATTCAAGCACTTCTTCGGCTTGATCCATTTCTCGCTCAACTTCTTGAGTCGATTTCAAACGGCTATATGGGTTCCCATCAACGGGCGGCAACGATGGAAGTTCCTCCTTGGCGTCCAATTCAGTGCGTAAAGTCCGAATCTCGGCTTCCAGTCCGTCAACCCTGCCTTCTGCCTCGCGCCTTTTTGCCGTGAGTTTGTCGATCCGCTTGAACAAACCCTTGTTGGCTTTGTCCTTTTCGGATGGCTCATCGGCGTCTAAAGCCGGTTCAGCTTCCGCAGTTTCTTCTTCAGTATGTGAAAGAGCGTCTTCTTCAGCTTTAGCCTCATCCTCTGGTGGGTCACTCGACTCACCTTCATCGGGAGGCTGTTCGCCTTTAGCGTTTTCCTCGTCTTCCAAGGCCGGTGCTTCTTCCGGCTTGCGTTCCAACAGCATTTCCAGTTGGCCCGCTAATCCGTCAGCGTCCAAAAGTTCGCCGACATTCGTTGTGACTTCCGTTTGTGCCGCGTCACTCACGGCTTCGATTCCCTTATCGCTCATGCTCATTTATAGCCCGCAAGTTTGGCTGACAGCATTTTTGTGGTTTGCAGAAACCCGCACCTCTTAAACGCCTATAAGAGTGGGTTCGCAAAAAATAGTTAGGTTGGAGGGTCGGTTTGGGTAGGTTCGGGAGGGTTTGGGTGCATTTTTGAAAATGCTATTGGCCCGTAATTAAATCGAAATAATTATGCCCATATAGGTTTAAGCGGGTTTTCCAGAAAAGTGCGTCAACCCTTTTTTTTATTTTTTTATTTCCTAACAACCAGAAACATTTTTCAGCCGAAACCTCTCGATTTCGTGATTTTGGAAAACCCGGTTTGATATAATGGACGCCGCCTATCGAGTGATGGGCGGATTAACTGAAACTAAAAACACATATAAAACAGTGAGAAAAAACCTAATACGGCTTCCGCAGATTTTTGTGGAAGATCACAATGAAAGATGCGCTTGCGGTTGTCCGCAAAGTGAAGTCAAAATCATAAAGTATGGATACAACGTATTTTATATTGATCCAAAAGATATTGGCTTGTTCGACCTATACGATGATGCGTTGCATTATAGCCATGAACACGGGCCAGATGCTTGTGATAAAAGTTATATTGATTCCGCAAAACGTGTTGTAAAAGCTATAAAAAAGCAAATGTCAAAAAAGTGGTTTAACAAATACGAGCAAAAAAACTGGGTGTATTAAACGACGCGCCCTCGCCCTCTTAACCGGGGGCGGGGGTTTACAAAAAAGCCGCCCACCCCATTATAGGATGAGCGGCCACTACTAATATGGACTATACGTTATACCGACATATCAGTTGAGCTTCGAGATAGCACTCTCCCTCAACTCAACCAAATGGTTTTTGAAATCCAGCAGCGCATCGGCGCGGCCCGCTTGATGAACTCTCGCCTCACCAACCGTGTCCGCGCTAACCGCCGTCACCATCTCCACATCAATGGCGGCATCCAGATTATCCAGCAGGGCATTCCAAAGCGGATTCTCCCCCTGCCACTGGAACGCTGACAGATTTTGCATCATGTTACTTGACTCACTCCTATGCGCCCGATTTGGGCGTTTTGTTGCTGCATCAATGACATTTGCAGATTCTTCGTGTAGTTCTCGAACAACTGCCTAAACAGTTCGTCGCCCTGCAACGCCTCTTGCGCCTTCGGGTTGCGCCCAACAATTTCCTGTGCATATTGCATTTTAGTTTGGGCGGCTGGGTCGTTCTCCGTGTAACTGGCTTCGTTGCCCAGCATCATCTGGCCAATCTGCCCCTTAACGTCCTCATACATCTTCTGCGAAGCCGGGGCTTGGTCGATGATAAGTTCCTCCGCAATGTCGGGACTGATCGCCCTCGTAATCATGCCGATCAACTTGTTCCGATCCAGCACTCCAGATACGTCCTGTGGCACAACATACTGCGCTATGTTTGAGAGTTTGCTCTCCACATATTCAGTATCCAGTTCTCGCACATCGTACTTCAACACAAAATCAAACTGGTACATATCTGATTCTGGAATGATGTTGGTTCCAGTGATGCGCTGGATTTCTTCTGGCTCCAGATATTGCAAACTCAACTGGAACATTTGCTGATACGCCTCTGTCCACACTGTTAACCAGTTGTTCACAAGTCGCTGCTGCTTTATCTGCGTCTGCACGGGCGGCACTGCTTGATTCGCCCTGCCAAAATACTCATCAGCTTGACGCGACACGGCTTCAATCAAGTTAAACGCTGTGCTGGGTTGCCGCGCCGGGGGGCGCATGAACTCGTAGTCTCCAGCCTTCATCACCGGCAACTGCACCGCCGGGCCTACTTTGTTCGCCAGCCCAAGCCGCTTGTTCACCATGATGGGCGGAAGCGTTTCAAAACTCGTCGAGTCGTATATTGAGTCCCGCTGGGTCTTGATCTCGTCCTGCCAAGTTCGGCAGATTTCTGGCACTCCACGACTCTCCGTGATGCGACGTTTGAGTTTTTCCCTGCGATATTCGACGAATGGATAGCGGCAGTGAACGTAGTCGAGTAGTTCGTGCTTCGCATGA